GGGTTTAAGGGATAATGACACACTATCTAGTACTCTAAGAAAATGCATGCCATTCTTCTTGATACGTGGTGTGGGCGCGATCAAAGACCCATACGGGATCTGACGCCGCGACATCTTCTCGATTTTGCAATCGAAGTCGAAACGCGGATCACGGCCACTAATTTGGAAATTTGTAGATCTATAAACCCACCGGTTCTGCTGATGAGTCGCCTGAATTAAGTGCGTCCACTTGTTAGTCCGGCATACGTCTACAACTTCCAGATGTGGTTTCGGTTCCATGGCTTTAATCCAATCACCAAAGCTCCACATCCAATCAGCTACAAAAGAGAAAGGAGTGGCTTCCCAAATAATCCTTCCAAGCTGTGTGGGTGAAAGACCCCACTTAGCCAACGTAAGTGCATCGCTCATGAAAAGCCTAGGCTTCCATCTGACGATATAAGAACACTTATGTTGTTCTGTTAGCTTTTCTGCATGATAGCAACGCTCTGCACGATAGCCGTAGTTCTGGCAACCGTACAGTCCAGATCGAATTTCGCCGTCACGAATGACGGTCCAATCGCTGGTGTAGCTGCCTCGCGCGGAGTACATCTTTTGCCAACCCTTAATATGGTGCACGGAAGCTTCAGCTGCACTGGCCACATCAAACATAAGTGGCCGTACTGCATATCTGTATGCTAACCATGAATCCGTTAAGGCCTCGGCATAAACTCCTGCTCGGTATTTTGGGATATCGTAAGTAGCCTTCTCTTTGCGGACACCTCTTTCAAAATTCGAAAGAGTTCTCCTCTTGAGACGCTTAAATACAGTATCCAACGATGCTAGTGGTCTGCGTATAAACATTAATGTTTCGCGTGCCTCAGCTAGAGACACGCCACCCTCCATAACAGACGCATCAACACGTGATAAAGCTTGTGTCAATGCTAAGTCCATTTCACGTTGGGTGAACGCGTGATACGACGGATTCGAAATCAGAGTATCAACGATTTCGCTGTTAAGGGCTGCGTTATTGCCCCGTATCCGACGTATATACCCGAGATATGCGTGTTGCATCATAATCTCGCCGGAGTTCGCGGCGTCCTTTATGATTTCGACCTTAGTAAAGTCTACGTCATTAATAGGAAGGAATTTGTTCGCCTCCAAAGGTATTATGGTCTTGGAAGTGTACTGAGTCTTAGTTTGGGATATACCCTTACCGAGGATCATAGGACACTCACAATATACATACTCAGTGCCAGATGGTAATGGCTCTAAAGTATACTGTACATTGTTTAAATCCATGGCCAATTTTAACTGCGGAGTTGTACTCATTCTTTTCACCTTGAACATGTGGTCGACCACCCCCTACGGGGATGGACGACCTTTTCATTAGGAGTAGTCTCTGCATCACTGCAGTAACTATCCTAACCGGATGTCCTACACCAAGACACAATGTAAAAGTTAACTTTTACATAGTGCTTCACACCAATCGCCAGGTAGCTATCCTGGTCTTATGAAAGGTGAGGCCCGTCGGCTGTCTAGGATGGATTCCACTTAGCGTAATCGCTAAATAATGTGCCCCCTTTCGGG